GTTGGGGTATTTCTCGGCGAGGGTCTTGGTGGTGGCCGCGTCCTGCGCAAAACGCGGGGTGGCAACCTTCTTGGTATCTTCGGCCAGCATGAGCGCGTTGAAGACGTGCTTGTACGAGGCACGGGGCGTGCCGTCGATGGCGATCTTCTTGGCCTTCAAGCCCATCTCATAGATGTCGGCGGCAGAATCGCACGTCGGCACATTCACTTCGCCGACGACGGGCTTCACGGCGGCCGCGGCCTCGTAGAGGGAAGCCAGCTTGTTCATGGTGGCGTCGGATGCGAGCTTGGCGATGGCCGCGTCGTGCGCCTGTGCATCCTTGGCGCGCTTCGCGTCCTTGGCTTTTTTGTCTTTTCCCTTCACGCCCTCCTCCTCGTCTTCCTCCTCATCGTCGTTGTCGTCGCTGTCGTCGGTGTCATCATCGCCGTCATCGTCGGGGTCTTCTCTGCTGTCCTTGGCCTTCTTGTCCTTGGCCGCTTTATCCTTCATCTTCTCGGCGTTCTTCTTGAGCTCGAGAGGAAGCGCATCGTTGCTATCGTCGTTGCTGTCGTCATCCTCGTCTTCCGCATCATCCTCGTCGTTGGCGAGTTCGAGCGGCGTGAGCGCGAGAAGCACCTTGCGCAGATCGTCGAGATTCTGGTCGGCAGCGAGCCGAGAACTGAAGCGCTCCTTCACGGTGCCGATGATGCCATCGAGCTGCTTGTCATAGCGCGCCGGAACGACGCTCTTGCAGACGCTTTCGAGTTCTGCGGACTGCAGCGACTGGTCTGCGCCCAGCTTGGGCACGAGATACGTCGCCAGAGCACCCATGACACGGTGCCCCTGGCTGGAAAGATTGTTGGGTTTCTTGGCCACGGTGGCCTCCTTGGTGACTTGGGTTTACTTGCTCTCGGCGTACCTGCCGATTTTGAACTTCCGTTCGGCTGCGCGTATGCGCTTATCAATGGTCGTCCGGTCCTCCTCTGAATATTTAGCCCTGTTCTTGGGCATTCCGAAATAGCTAGCTGCCGATGCGACGTGCGCAGGTGTATCGACGGGGTACTTTTTGTTCTTCGGATCGGCGAACTTCACATCGCCATATCCTTTCGCCCCCGCTTTGGGGTTTACGTCTTTGCGCTTGGCCATGTCCACGGCTTCGATCTTGGTCTTCAGTTCCTTGTCCTGCTCTTCGCCTTCGCGCCGCAGAACGGCTTTACTTGCGGGCTTTTCTAGTTCCTTGACCAAGCGCACATGTTCCGTCTTGGCCTCCTTACGCGGCATCTCGTACATACTGGCGGTGCCAAGATCCATGCCGAGCGCTTGCCGCATGCGCACGGCGTAGTAGTCGCCTCCGAGCGCGGTACTGATGCGCTGAACATCGCACGGCTTGAGGACGGAGCATGCTGCCATTTTCTCGTCCATCACCTTGACGTCGTGTCCTGCGCGACCTTCTGGGACAAGCGAAACGTGGTTGCCTTCGATCTTCGTCATGATTCCGTCGTAGGCTTCGCCGTTGTAAGTGCCCGGAGTCATGACGGGCACGTAGCGATATGCGCAAGAAAGTTCGTGCTTCTTCTTTGCCTCCACATCCTTGATGGCAGAAGCGGAGTGAATGACGAGAGAGTTGTCCAGGTATCCGTTGTCGAACGCAGCATCGGTGCCGGTGGAGCCCACAAGATGCTCCTTGATCGCCGGGTCATCGATGTTGAACGCCGAAAGAGGAATGTGTTTGTCGAGCAGAGGCAGGTTGTCGAAAGTAGACGCGGCCTTCCTCAACTCTTCGGGATCGCGAAGGAGCTTGTAAACCTTGTCCGGTTCTAGTCCGAGCGAATCCGCACCAGGAATTTCTCTTCCGTAGTACGGATTCACGACAGCCTTGGAAATGTGCGACTTCTCGGCGTGAAGGTAGCCGTTGGCATCCACACGTCGCACAGACCCGGCGTTGAAATCCATTTTGTCGAATGCGAGCATGGCTACCATGGCGATCTCCTACTGCCGGGTCGGCACTTCGAGCGCGACAACGTTTTCAGCCGCCTTGTCGGCGGGCTCCGGCGCGAGGACCGGCGCAGCGGGAAGCGGAAGGGCGACGTCGAACTTCGGGGCGCCGTTGGCCGGGTTGAAGGAAAGAATGGTGGCGGTGCCGTCTTCATTGACACCGAAATACATCTTGCTTCGATCGATGCCGCCAATGTTCTTCGCCTCAGCTTCGAAATCTTCTCGGAGCGGGGTCAAGGTTTCGACGATGGCGTTGGCTTTATCGACGTTTGCTTTCATGGTGTTAACGGAATCCAAGAGGGACATGGTATCTCCTATTTGCCAGCAACTTTAAGCTGGTTGGCGGTTGTGAGGTGGTTTGCAGCCTGCGCGGCGTGCACGGCTGATTTGGCAGTAGTGCTCCCCTGCACATTCCAAGCTGCCTGCGCCTGGGCGTGCGCCGCGTAGGCGGCAAAGTGAAGCTGAGAAGTGTTCAAGGTATTGGCCTGCGCACTGGTGGCGTCGGCGGCGGCGGTGGCGATGAGTGCGGCATCCTGGGCTGTCATTTTGTCCCCTTCAGCGAAGTGATAGGTTTGTGGTGAATGAATCAGTGAGGAGCCCCTTACTTGCGAGGATCGCCATGGATTCCTGGTTGGACTTAACGGCGCGTTCGTCGGCGGAAAGCTCCGGGGCCGGCGCGTCGTCAGTGGGCGATGGGTCAGGCTCGACGCCTTCTGCGATGGCAAGCTCTTCTTCCAGATCGTTTATCATAGTAGCGTCATCCATTTCAGTTCTCCTCGTACCCAGGGATTTCAGTTTCGTCTACGCAGCCGCAGCAAATCATAGTGCCAGGCCAAACATTTTCGCCTTCTTCCTCACTATACATGCCTTCTTCGATGCTGTATGGTTCTCCATCAAAATCGATGTGCTCCTCTCGCGGGTGAAGAGAAGAATGCGTATGCCGCCAGATCGCGGTAGTGAGCCCCAAATCCAGCCGGCGCGTTCGGTGGAACATAGCGGTCATTTTGTTGTTCTGATCCCTGGCAATGAGGCTCGCGCGTCGAAGCGTGATGTCGAACTCTTCTTCTAGCTGGTTGATGAAGCCTGCAATGTCGCGCCCGCTTTCGATGCTCTTCCAGGCCATGCGCTTAACGCGGCGGTGAAATTGCTCTGGGATGGAGTGTATGAGCGCGATGTTATCGTCGATGTGCGCCTGTGCCGTCTCTTGAAGACGTTTCGTGAAATAGAACTTGACGTTGAAATCCTTGCGCGCGTCCATGGCGAGTGCGGAGTCACCGAGCCCTTTGCCACTGAATTTGCCGCTGTTTGTAATAGACGATTTGATCTGCTCGGGAGCGAACACACAAATCTGCACATAGTCATCGCCCCACCCGCTTGGTCCTCTGCCTGTGAGGTCGCCTTTGCGCGAATAAATGATGCCGTCGTGCCCCTTGTCCTTCAACTGTTGCACCCATTCCTTATCATCGCGCGCGCCCTCAATCCAACTGAGGTTTTCGGTGTAGAAAGGGTGTTGCATAGAAAGATAGACAGGGACGCCGACGTCGGATTTGGTGATGTACGGGTAGTCCGCATCTGGCGTGAAATATGCCACGCCGTTTTCAGGAATGTTGAACGAGGAAATATCAGGCGCATCAGTGCCGTGAAACACGCGCAAAGGCGCGCCGGTGCTGTCCACGATCTTGGAATCCTTGAACCAAGCCTTGAACTCCTTGGATTGCAGATCCACCGCCTTGGTTTCTCCGCCAATGCCACCAGTCCAGCGGTTGCCGTGGAAGGCATGCCCTTCAAGGTCCGCATCCTGGGCAATGATTTGTTTGCCGACAATTTCGTCTTTCTCATTTCCGCGCATTTCCCACGCGCGCGTAATTTGGCTCATGGGCAGAGCTTCCTGCGCCTTGTGGTAGCCGTCACGCTTGTCGAGCTTGATATTGTCACCGCCCTTTACTTCTACCAAATACGTCGGCCTGCCTGCGGTGCGCGGATCATCGCGCCCATAATTAACATAACTCTCAGCGTCTCCGGCGTCGTCTGAAAGACTGGTTCCTTCTCCACGCAGCGAATACGCCTGATTCGATTTGATTCCTGCGCCTGCGCCCACGGTGTTGTTGAACTCCGCCTCAGTCATTCCGCGATAGAAATGCCCAGGGCGTGAAATTTTGTCGACGTTTTCAGAGCCGACGCGCTGCCCGGCTTCCCGCATCACCGTGCCCGCACCGCCGGTCCACTGGTTTCCGTGGAACTCGTGTCCTTCGACGTCACCATCCATCGCGGGTTTCGGAATGCCGATGCCAGCTTTATTGAGCGCATCGGCGAACGACATGTCGTAGTATTCGAGCACGCGCTTCGTCATGCCGAGAGCTAGCGCGTTGGCCCTCTCTGCAAACTTGCGCTGCCACTTGGTTTCGATCTCATCCAATTCGAATTTCACTTCGCCGTGAGGGAACGTCATATAGAGGACGGGCTTCGGCGCACTGTGCCAGATCGGCAAGAGCGCCTTCGCCACGTCCGCGCACATGGGCTTGATCAGCTTATCCAACTCAGTTTCGTACCACGCCGCAAGCGCAGCACTGGGCTGCACTGGACGGATGCGAACCGGGTTGGGGCCGGGTGCCCGAAGCTTGATCATTTTGCGCGGCCTAGCTTGTCGAGCATCTTGCCGTGGCCAGCGCTCAACTGCATGTGCTCGGCTCGCGCCGCGCGGGCGGTGGATCGTTCGGCGCGAGAAAGAGTCTTGTCACGCGAAGCCTTGCCCGCGAGCTTAGCGGCCTTGTCGTGCACGCCCTGCGCACGCGCGTGGAGGATCGACTTCTGCTCGTTCGTGCCTTTGAAGTTCATGGCCTGTTTCGTGGCGCTGTGGGCGGCTTTGCTGGCCTTGGCCGACTTGTTTGCGGAAGAGCCACCGGTGTGTTGGTTGCCGTGGAACTCATGGCCCGACACGTCGCCATCTTCCGCGATGGTGATACTTCCGCGAAGATCAATCACAGTCCACCTCCGGCGCTTCCGTCGGTTCCATCGGCGGTGCCGGTAACGGGGTCCACGGCCACGGTGGAGACGTCGCCAGCCGACGTTGCTTGCAGGTTGGTGAGCGTTGTAGAGACCGCCGTGCCTACACACGGCACGTCGCCGATGCAGAGGTGCGGAAGCTGCACGGCGGGAGCAGAGTCATCGGGCACGGTGACGGTGCGATTGCAGCAAGTGAAAACGTACTGGGCCATGGTGCGCTCCTCAGAAGGAATAATTGATGGTGCGAAGGTCGCCTATTTGTGTGGCTACCGTCGCGTCGATGATGGAGGTCACGGTGAAGCTAACTCCGGGAACAATGGTTGAGACAATGAGGTTGCCGATGGCGGTTGAGGCGTTGAGCGCGCCGCCCGTGAGGCTGATGATGCTCGTAGCCTGCACTCCGGTGTTTGGTATCGTCACGGTACCGGCAACGAGAGTGCCAGTGCCCCTGTTCGACGTAGAAATGCGGGGAGAAAGTAGCGTAGTCATGCTACCACCCCACTGCGACGGATACACCAGCGAGCGTGCCAGAGATGGCCTGCACGTTGGCCTTGTACTGCGTGTAGTTGATGCTGAACTGAGGAGTGAAAGAATCTGTGGCTAGGGCGCCGTTGAGCGTGATCGTTCCTAGCAGGGTCCATCCGAGCCCCATCACACTACCGTAGATCAGCACCGTAGCGCTCGGAGAGGTGGTGTTGGTGAGGGTTGCCTCGAAGGTGGGCGACTCTCCCTGGACATTGTTGCCGCTGGCGATGTTCGGGCAATCCCCGGTGACTGTCTGCGGTGTTGCGGGATTGGTGAAATAAAGAGCGTTGCTCACAGCACAGCCTCCTCGGGTTGGGGTGCGGATTCCATTGTGTGAAGGGCGATGGCCGCTTCGTGCGCGTCCATGTAGGTTCGATGCACGTTGCTTGCGATCTGGTTAGGCGCATTGGCTAGCGCTTTTTCGTGGGCCTGATACGCGCGCTGGTGTGCGTTCATTGCACGGGCGTGCGAACTAGGGAAGCCATTCTTCTTTGCAAGATTCGTAGCACGCATCGCTATGCTGGAGTGCTGCATCGCGGCAGTGGAGGGATCTTTGGAAATCCCGCCGACGTGCTGATTGCCGTTGAACCCCGCATCCATGGCCACTCTCTGCGCGTCGGCGATCATCATGTCTACGGCAGAAGCTAGGAGCGCGCTATCTTTTCCGTTGGCTGCGGAGATAAGCCCGGCGGCTTGCTCGGCGGTTTTCGCCTCGCCCTCCTTATTTTCTTGTGGCACCGTGTTAGTCGGAGACCCGCTGTCCTGCTTGGTTTGCGAGGTAGCTGTGGCGGTGATGAGCTTGCCGGAAGGTTTGGCGACGTTGAGCATATCGAAGCCGGAATCAGGATCACCGGCCACCTTCTGTCGAACTTCGGTGTTCGTGACCACGCCAGCCGTGATGTACGCCACATCCGTAGCGCCATTGGCAGTGCGGATCTGAGAGCGTTCTTTTTCCGTCATAGAAACGAGATCGACGAAATCAAACCCGACGTCATCGTAGATGCGCCCAAAGCGATTGAGCGAAAGTATCTTGATGATGGCTTCGAGAGGTCCACGAAGGAGAAATTCCTGCTCAGTGTTGATGTGGTTGTTGAAAATGGTGATGTCGGATTCCGCCGTGGTGGTGAGGCCGGAAGGAGAGAGCCCGAACATCACTGATAGCGGGGTCTTCGCGACGGTGGCCATGTGCTCCTGGGCCTGCGCCAACAACTCTTTCAAGCCGCCGAGCGGAGTATCGACCTTGCCGAACTCCTCGGTGTCCTTGTCCAACATGAACACGCCCTGGTTATTCTGCACGGCGGTGAAATAAAGTAGCCGCTTCTTGAAAAGCTCGTAGTTCTGCCCTGCGAGAATGCCCTCCATGTCCGTCTTGAACACGGAGGTGGAAAAGTTCTTCATGAGTCGCCCGACTGAATCCCGAGCGGTCAAGAAGTAGTCCACATACGGCTGCCCAAGCTGGCTCAAGCTCATGCCAGAAAAATTGTAGACAGGCTTGAGAAGATCCGGGACCGGGTGGCCGATGAATGTAAGCAGTCTACTCGCATGCACGCGCTTCGAGTACACGAACCAGGACTCAGGAACGTAGTAGGTTGGATCAAGAGGATTGTCGGCGTTGTAGTCAGCGGGATAGGTGGTGATTGGTTCGATTCCTTTGAACCCTTTGAGAGAATTTTTCTTGATCTTCTGAGACTGTATGAGCAGAGGGTACTGAAGCTCTTCGTCATTGTCGCCGAAGTCCGGGAACAATTGCGCTCGGCCCATGTACCCATCGAACCGAGCCGCCCAGTTGCACCACTCCTTGACGTGGAATCTCTTCAAGTCTGCTTCGAGTCCAGCAATGATGTCGTCCCTATTGTGCTTGCCATCGCTATGAAGCTTGATGAACTTGCGCGTCATTTCGTTGGCATGCGTGTCGGAAAGATCGCGGAACTCGGTGATCTGTGTCAACTCCGTGAGGTACGGAAATCCTGGAAATCCGCCGCTCTGAAGCACAGACGCAGAGCCCTTCTGGCCGTAAAATGGAGCGAGCATGTCGTCCATTGCGATGACGTGCTCTTCCGAGCAGACGACGTTTTTAAACGGCGGAACGTAGGGTCCTACATCGAACTTCGGTCTCGGCAACTGCGCGTTGAATGCGTTGGGTCCGCGATCGACCATGGCAGAAGCAATCGCCACGTCGCTGATCTCGCGTTTGTATTTCTTGTGCGCTTCCTGCACGTGCTCGCGCTGCTCGGTGCGCCGATGATCAAGGGCGCGGAGGTCTTGCCAGTACTTGAATTTCTTGGAGACCCAGGGGATGTTCATTTCGTTTCCTTCGCGGCGTCTTCGTGCATTTCCGCAATGACACACTCGCCGTCATCGAAAAGAAGTTTGATGAGCCCGGTGTCGCCGAGCGGGCACCAAGATCCAGACCTGCCGTCGACGGTGAAGCGCTTAACTTCTTCGGTTTTCTTGCCGTCGCTCATGCTATCGCTCCTTCCGACCTGAGAAGTGAATCGGGGATGTTCATGGGTCCGCGCCGTCCCACTGCTTCTTCGAGCGCGCCGATGAACGCGTCAACGTCATCGTCATGAGTAATGTTCGGGAACGCGGAGCACATCGAAACGAAATCATGCGTCCAATCTTCGCCCTCGAACAAATAGCAGAAGCCGGACTCCTGCTGAGGACTGACGGCGTTGGCACGCAGAACCTTATCAACCGCGTGAACCGTTTCATAAATTGGAACGCGCGCGTCCCTCTTCATGGCTTGGACAGTGGCCTTTCCTGACGCAGAGCCACCGCCCTCTATATAGACCTTGGCGGGAACCCATTTGTCATAGAGGAGTTGCACCTGCCGCTTCACTTCCGGGAACTCGATTTGCTTTTTCCACACGTCTATCACATAGAACCGTGATGGCGCTACACCTAGCGTCACACAAGCCGAGAAATCAGACTGCTTCTTCGCACCGAGTGCCGTATCCCACACCTGGATAACGCGCGTTATGCCAAGCTCGCGTAAGTAGTGCCGCCGTTCCTTGTAACTCATCATCGACGGCGGCACAGTGGGCGACTTGATGTACCTCCAATTTTGTTCCTTGAAAATATTCCCCTCGATCAACGATGGCCGCTGCTGGTAGAGGGAGGCCCACACCTGGGAGCCCACGCCAGCCGTTGCGCCCTTGGCGTCAGAAGTGCCCTTGCGGATCGAGTTGAGCATTTCCAGCGAGTAGCGCTCGGCGTGAAGTGGCTCGCCCTTACGCCGGTACGTCTCGTTCGTCTCAGCGATGGCCGGGAAACGCAGAACCTTCCACTGCTCACCGCCTCGCTCCATCTGCGCAAGGAGACGGCCCGCAAGATCGTCCGCGTGCCAACGCGTATTGTGGGACACCAAGCCGTTGGCGATGAAGTTCTCTGTGCGGTCTACCTGAATATCGAAAACGTCTTCGTAGCCAGCCTCGACGATCTCAACGATTTCGTCGAGATTGATCTCGAACGTACTTAGCGGCTGCGAGGAGAACTCTTTCTGTCTTACCATATCCAACGGCGAGGTTGCAATCGTTGCACAAGAGCCCGCGTATTCTGCCGGTGGCGTGGTCGTGGTCAACGCAAAGCTTGTTTGCCCAGTGCGCTCGACAGTTGCTTCTTGTGGGCAGCTTTCCACAGACAGCGCACTTGCCATGCTGTTTGGCGACCAGCGCGTCGAACTCTTCTGGCTCAATACCATATCGATTGCGCATTCTCCGCACCCTATTTTCTTCGGGCGTGGCTTTTCGATAGAGTCCAGCAGCGTGCCGCGCTTTGCTGTAGTGCGGGGCGCACATGCCTTTGCAAATGGCTGGCTCTTCGCACCCATCAACAGCGCAGATAATGCCGCGCCATTTGCCCCACTGCCCGCATTGATTGCGGCCCGAACCAGCTTGTCGCCCACTTTCAGATTTTGCAGTCTTACCCATTCCAGATCTCCGTTCCTGCAAACGAGAAAAGGATGCCGCTCGTTCGCTTTCACGATTGTACCAGAAATCGTCTTAATGCCATAGGTAAGATCACAACCTTGGTTTTTCCAATGCCGCACCGTGGACGTTGTAAGTTCCCCATTTTCATAGGTTGCAATTGTATCTCCTGCGCGCACGTCACGCAACGGCGTCTCGGTGCCATCGGCCATGAGCACCGGAGTGTCTCCGGTCATGCACATGATCACGAGTATTCCAGCGCCGGGCATGCAGCGCGTGAAGAACGTCGAGAGATACCACGCCCACACGGAGTCGCGCACGGTTTGCGATCCGGCCTCTTGCGCATCCTTGACCGGATCGTCGATGATGCCAATGTCAAAACCGCGCCCTGAGATGCCGGTCTGTACGCCAGCGCTTTTATAAAGCCCGGTGTGATCGACAATCTCGAAGGTGTCGGAGTTCCGCATGAACGCGCCCGCTGCGGTGACGGTGCGCACGGAGGAACGAGAGAGCGTGGTGTCGGGGAAAAGCTGGTGGTACTCCGGTGTGTCGATCCGACGCTGCACGTCGCGGTTCATGGACGAAGCGAGATCGTTGGAATACGAAGTGGCGATGATAGAAAGATCGGGATTCTTGCCGAACGCGAATGCTGGCATCGAACGGCTCACGATCTCGCTCTTCCCGTGCCGGGGAGGGGCAAAGAGCATGAGCCGGGGTGAACGGTGCGCAAGGACGTCTTCGATGAACTGATCGATAGCCTCACAGACTACGTGCTGGAACCACCCCGCGAGGTACCCAGGTTTCGTCCACATGATAAACGGGAGCAGCTCGCGCTGAGCCTTGACCCGGATCGCTTCTGCGATCTGTGCTTTCTGCTCCCGTGACATCATGATTTCGGCCTCGTGGTTGCACCCTGCACGCTTGGCTGGAGTTCTGATCTTACGTCGTAGAAAATGAACGGTAGCTGGTCGGTGTGTTTGACGCGGGCGTCTGCCGTGCCCATGAGAATGCCGGAGCAATCCCACAGCCCCTGTCCACCCTCTCCCTTGACGTAGGCAAGGCCGAGTCCGCACGGGCATCGGCTGTACGCGGCGAAGATGAGTTCTTCGGCCTTGTGTGTGCCAGGCTTCGTCTCTACAAGCGGTGCCGGCTCGGGGTCGGAGAGGACGTAGCGGAGAACTTCCCTGGCCTCCTCAGCGGTAAGGAGGTTCGTGCCATAGCGTACCTCCTGCCCCGATTTCGTAGCGCACATATCCGCGCAAACTGAGGCGGGGAGCGGCGCGGCGCAGAAGCGCTCGGCTAATCTCTGTAGTTCACGTTCGTCAATCTTCATTTCCCACCTCGATGATTTCATCGCCCTTCTTTCCGCCCTTGAGCGTAGGAAGTGGAACCGGCTTTTGCAGCGCGTCAACGTTTCGTTTGAGGAACTCGTCAAGCTCGGCGTCAGTCATTTTCTGGATGGTGCTGGGATTGACGCGGAGGTTGATGTTCTGCGCGATGATGCCAAGGAGGTCATCCTGCTTGTTCATGAGCGCGAGGATCATGGCACCTTCGCGGACGTTGCTCTTCTTCGGCCAGTAGTCGAGGATCATGGCGTTGATTCGCTCAAGCTGAAGCTGCCGATGCTCAAGCGCCTCTTCCTGGATATCCGTGTTCAGCCGCTTCATTTCCTCGACGACGTTCGTGCGGGCTTGGGACTCGGAAATACCTATGGTCCTGGCGATGTCGGAGTAGCTCGCGCCGCCGCTGCGTAGTCGGATGCACGTAAGTGTTTCTTCGAGCTTGGTGATTTGCTTATCGATCACGGCGGCATTGCGCGCGATCTCTTTGCCGTTGCCGACAGCAGCTAGCTTCTTGCGCTTCTCCTTCACTTTGTTCAACTTCGCAAGCACGGCCTCGCGCTCGGCAGTGTCAGCCTTTCCGCGCATGGCGGCGTCTGCCCTCTTCGAGAGGTCCAGCTTAGGTTTTGGCTTCGTCTTTCCTGCCGCGCGCTTCTTGATCATGGCCGCTTACCTCCCACCTAGCCTTTGGTCTTGCTCTTGGAATTACCGAACTTGAACGAGACAGGCTTGCCCGCCATCGCGCGGGCGGCAGAGCGAGCACCGATGCCCTTCGGCTGCCCCACACGCGTTACTTTCGGCTGCCCCACACGAGTTGCGGTCGCCGCACCACCTCCACCTTTTGCCATTTCACTGCTCCTTGTCACGCCGCGCGGCGCATGTAGCGGGATCGCCCGCTAAGTTTTGCCAAGCTTCATCAGGTTTGCTGCTTTCTTGTTCGCCTTCATCTCCTGCCCGTTCTCAAACCACGCCTGTGAGAAGTCCTCGCACCAAATGTATTTCGTGCCGGAGGGGAGCGTGGAAGCGAGCTTGTTCTTTGCCGCAACGCCGTAGATCACGAGCCGCTCCGGCTGCACACGTTCGATCAGTTGAGCAATTTCGGTGTGCGTAGCGGTGTGCTGTTGCTTGCTCTTGATGCCGCCCTGTCGAAGCTGCATGCTCATGAGCGATGGCCGTTTGGGAAGCCCGGCGTACGCAAATTCATAGCAATCAGGGTTCGTAGAAGTAGCGAGCGACGGGATCAGCCTGAGCCCGGCCTTCTGCCAGTAGACGCTTATCCACCGCGAACGGTAGATATTCCACATCTGCGCCACGAGCGGGTCATCCCCGTACAACGAAAAATCCGGCGCTGTGAATGCCGCCGGTGCTAGTGGAACGATCTTCTTCAACGTTTCGATGCTCTCAGCCCAGATCCGCTCGAAGCGCCAATCCTCAGTGTAGAACGTGAGGATTCTGCCGGTGACGCGCTCGTCAAAGCCGCCTTCGCCGAACACATAGAACTGCGGCTTTCCGCGATCATCCTTCTTCGGCCATGTAGTGCGCGGTGCTGGGCCATCGTAGAGCATTTTCGGGTCCAGATCCGGAATGCCCCACTTGTTCGTGGACGGGAAATACACATCCGTCTTGTATTCGAGAACCGTGTCGCTTACTGCCACCTTCGTGATTTCAGGCATATCCTTGAGCTTCGACATTTTCGAGAGCACGGCGGAAACTTCATCGTTGCTCGTTTTCACGCTGTCGAGTAGCTTGAGGAAAAGCGCATCGTCGCGCGTCGCCATTTCCGTGATCGGGTCGAGAAGCGCAAGGGCCTTGTTCTCCTCGTCCTTGGTGATGTCCACAAACGTGACGGGCACGAACGGGAGCTTCCTGCGCACGGCCTCTTCCCACCGCGCGTGGCCGTCGATGATCGTGTTAGTGCGCTTGGAAACGAGGATTTCCTTGAGCCACCCCATGTCGTCCATCGAGCCACGGAGCGCTTTCATCTGCGCTTCGCCGTGCTTTCGGAAATTCAGAGAGTGCGCCTTGAGAAGATCCGGTGCGACGTTCTCATGCCCCACGATTCTGCTGCGGAGCGCTTCGGCGAGTGCCTTTGCCGACTTTTTCGATTTTTGGTCTGAAATTTTTTTGGGATCGCCATTGGTCGAAACGCTGTTGGTGGCCGAATCGTACGCGGAGGCTACCTGTTTCGTAGCTTTGTGCGCAGAAACGTGTTTTTCAGTTTTGGTGGTCGGATCGCTCTTTCGCAAAGGTAAAAATTTCCCAGGCGTTGAATCGTGCGCGGCGTCTCCCCGCCCCTTGATGCCGCGCACCGTCGCACTTTGCACGTTCGCATGCGAATCGTCTGCCGCGCGCCCCTTTGCGTGCTTCTTCGCCCCCACGCCGCTATCCACGCGGCCTTTCGTGTCCCCGTGCTTCGTAGACCCGCTGGCCAAGCCGTGCTCCTTGTGCAGAATCACACGGCCATTGATCGAAACGCCCACACTCGGCACACGTACGGCCTTTTTCGGTGAGGTAGGCTTCTTAGGGCTCATGGGTGCCTCTCAGAGGCCCACGCGCGGGCCACAGGGCTAGTGTAGACGCCCTCCATAGGGTGTCAAGGGTATATCGAGGCACAAGGGCGAATTCGACGCCTTACAGGGCCGTTCAGGAGCCTATTTTCGCGTAATAGCTAGTATTGAGTAGGATCTAGGCCAAAATGCACACAATTAAGCCACTGTTCATGCGGTTCTTCGCGTATAGGCCCTATTGAGTAGGGCGGGCGCTGAACTTTTTTCAAACCCGCATGAATAGGGCGTTTGCGAGGCAAATTGTCCAAAATTGTATTAAAACGATGTGAAAAAACCAGACGGCGCGTATACAGAATCGAGAAATCGCTGAAATTTGCCCGCAAACCCGCGCCAGTGCTTAGGCCAATTTGTAGAACTACATTCCGAGCCGATCCGCGATGCAAAAAAGACCCGAAAAGTGTGTTTTTCGAAAAAACCGTTTAAACGAAAACGACTTTTTTGCACTTTGTGCTTCCGCAGGCCGCACCACCATTGCGTTTCAGAGGAGTGCCCCGCAAACCCGCGGCCCCACTACGTCTACGTAGACGCCCTATTCATGCGGCTTTGCAGGGGTGCCAAATTGTGTGCATTTGCGTAGAATGAGTCGTAGCTAAGGCGCACACGGCCTCCAAGGGCACAGCGCCCGGTGCTTTGTTGGCTTGTTATGCGAGTATACGCCCTAGAATGGCGGTCATGGCCCCGACCGGGCGCGAAATTCTACGTCAGAATGCTAGCTTTGTGGAGGTGAAATTGATTTGATGAAAAATTTGAAGAACCCGCACCACCACTACGTTTCCTTCTTACTTCTTCATTATCTTCACATTTATTTAGAAAAGTAATAGGTAAGATAATAGAGAAGAGAAGTACAAAAAAGAGGGGGGAAAAAGGAATAGTGGGAGTATGGACCATGGTTCAACTTGAACTTGCTATTACATTTCGCCTAGAACATAGTGCCAAGGCCGTTCTACGGAGCAACTCAGTCATTTTGGGCGATCTGAAGAAGTTTCAGGTTTTCGTTCGGTACAGCCACCACACACTTTTACAAAGCTACGAAATGTGTAACTATGTGTGTTTGGCCTAGTTTACAAAAATCAAGAAAACGGCTCGGAGCGCAAAAGTGTGAAGATCCTTAGAACCTAGGGCATTTGCGCAAACGGCTAATTAAGCAATTTTACAAAACTACGTAGCAACGCGATTACGCACTGGTGACGTGAACAAGCCATACACAACGGCTACGTTCCTACGCCGCTACATTGCCACCTTGTTAAATAAATTTTATTGACTTCTTTGGTCAAGATCTAAATAGCGCAAATACGGCACCTTAGCCCGCTTGTAAATTTTGCTTGACGTTGTTTTAAGCGAGCCTATAATTGAATCCGCTTCACTCGTCCGCCGAAACCCGGGAATGTGTGGTGCGTTCCGAAACGTCAAGCTCCTCTGACACCCGAAGGGCAGGAACGACGGACGAGTGAAGCGCACCACACCACAGATAAACCATGGAGAATAAAATGAATCCCAATGAGGATAGCGGCGCCATCGAAACTTCTACACACACGCCCAAGCTCGTCATGAGTGCGCGCGGTCCGTATGGGTGGCCGTCGTGGCGGAAGTGGCTCGATAGGTGTCGTGCCGCCGCCAATCCAGAATACTACGCTATGATGCGGCGCTTCTGCAAAGCGAGGAAGCTATACAACAGGGCGTATGGCCTGACGCTTCTCGAATGGCGGGAGTGGCTTAGCTATTGCGACAAATTCGAGTCGCGGGCTTTCTACATGCAAGAGTATGAAAAATATCTTCTCGCTAGAAAGTGGGATCGCATTAGGCATCCGATAGCGCCAAAACCTCCATCCGGTTTCGACAATTACAGAGAATACCTTCGCCACCTCAAGCGCAAGGCTGACAAAGGCATTAAAGGCGCGGCGCGAAAATACCGTAAGGCATGCACAAGACTCAAAGAATGGCAGGATACACATAAGAAGAGGTTGGCATGAGTAGGCCCAAACTTTCAGCGGACGAGACACGCGCCTCCATGGTCCAAGCACTAGCCGCCTCTGGGCTAGATCGTCTTGATGCGAAGAAGCTCCATATGGAGTCATTTCACGGCAAGGATGCCATCGAGCTTACCGGCTTCGACGTGCCTGGTTTCAAGATTCCCTACTTCGATGTCAACGGCGAGGAGACGGATTTTTGGCGCTATCGTTTCCTTGGCAAGAAGACCAAGAACAAATATTTTCAATTGAAGGGCTCCGCCGTCCGCGTGTATTTCCCTCCGCTCACAGATTGGGCGAAACGCATCAAGGATGTGGGAGCACCCATCATCATTACCGAAGGCGAGAAGAAAGCCGCGTGTGCAACCAAGTTCGACTTCTGCACTATTGGGCTTGGCGGCGTATGGAGCTTCGGGTCCAAAGCTAAGCAACAGGATCTCGTGCCGGATCTCGAACAAATTGAGTGGACCGGGCGCGCGGTGTATATTTGCTATGATTCAGACGCCGATCAGAACGTAGGCATCCTCCAAGCGGAGAATGAGCTTGCACGCCGTTTGGTGAATCGTGGTGCGCGCATCTACATCGTGCGACTTCCCACGCTGATCGACGGGCAGAAAACAGGGATGGATGACTTCCTCGTTTCCAAGTATGGCGGACCTAAGCGCTTTATGCGTTTGATCGAAAAAGCCGCCGAATGGAAACAATCAGCCGCGCTTCGCAAATTCAATGAGGAAGTGATTTTCATCCGTGATCCCGGCGTGTGTGTGATTCGCGCAACGGGCCAGCGCGTCTCCGCACGAGATCTGGTCATGCCGCTCTACGCCGATCGGAAGTTCATGAAGCCCACGCCTACAGAGGACAACCCGACAAAGACAACCCTGTGCTCCGTGCCGAAGGAATGGCTTGAATGGCCGGGACGCGCGACGGCTTCAAAGATGGCCTACACGCCCGGAGAGGGAGAGATTACCAAAGCGGGCGAATACAATCAATGGAAGGGCTGGGGCGCCAAGCCGGTCAAGGGCAACATCAGGCCGTGGAAGACGCTACTCGACTACATCTTCAAGGACACGTCACCGGAGCACCGTCAATGGTTCGAGCAATGGTGCGCCTACCCGATTCAGCACCCAGGCACTAAGCTCTATACCGCAGTGGTTTTCTGGTCGAACGCGCAAGGCACCGGGAAAACACTCGTCGGCTACACACTCGGCAGGATCTACGGTGATAATTACAAGGAGATCGGCGACCGCGACCTAGATTCCGCGTTCAACGCCTACGCCACCAACCGGCAATTTATTCTCGCCGATGAGATTACAGGATCGGGCGGCGGCGAGAAGCGGCAACTCGGTAACAAGCTCAAAGGCATGATCACCGGGCAGAACATCGAAGTGAATCAGAAATACATTCCAACCTATGAAATCAAGGATTGCATCAACTACCTCTTCACCAGTAACCATTGCGACGTTCTTTTCCTCGAAGGGAAAGACCGTCGCTATTTCGTTATCGAGATACAGGGTGAGCCGTTGGATGCTGCGTGGTATACCGGCACCTATGATCGTTGGTATAGGTCGCCTGACGGCATCAACGCGCTCATGCACCACCTCAAGAACCTCGATCTCACTGGGTTTGAGCCATTCCGTCCCGCACCGATGACCGAGGACAAGCAAATCATGATCGAGGATTCGCGCTCAGAAATGAGCGAGTGGATTCACAGTTGTTGGGGCTCCGGGGAAGTGCGGGGCATGCACGCCTTGATGACTACAGAAGAACTCTTGATGCGGGCAAACAAACAGAATTGGTCGAAGAACGCGCTATCTCGCACATTGCGCCAGGAGGGCTTCATTCAGCCGCTCCGCACCCAACAACTCAAGCTCCCGGATAATCGGAACGTGCGTCCGTGGCTGATCAATCGCGCAATCGAGGTGCCGAGCACGGTTACGCAATTGTGGATGCGCCAATTGTGGGCTTCGGATCGCAATGGTGCGTTGCCGAAGTTCGTGGAACCACCAGTTGAGTTCTACGACGAGGAAGGCAATCCGATCGGCATCAAGGCGCGAATGGAGAAAACGGAAGAGGAGCGAAAGAAATATCTAGGGCGTGTGAAGGAACAGAAGAAACTACAAAAACGCATGACACAGAGATTGGAGAAATGACATGAAAGTGAAAGACTTGATCACGGCTCTAGGGCGATGCGACGGGGATCTGGCGGTTCTTATCCCGCAGCCGTGTGGAGTGAACTTAGTTTCGGCAGGTACAGTGATTGTGTGCGATAACCACGCTGTATTGCTTTTGGAGGAGCAAGCACGCCGCATAATAGAAATCAACTACACGATCGATGTGAGGAGGTGACGTATGTTTGAGAGTGCGTTTGCATGGCTGTTCAAAGAAAAGAAGAATGCGAACGCGGATCGCATACAAAGTCAGAATACGCTTGGGGCCTACTTTGAGGCCGTGCGTCTACTGCAAAAGCGCGGGATGTGTTTGGCGCGAATTGCACACTTGGTGGAAGATGGAATAACGCTCACCAACAACGACGATTACTACCGTGAGCTAGTTGCCGCCGTACAGAAAGTGGTGCGCCAGAGAGATGCGCTTCTGGCAGAGCGCAAGATCATCGACAAGTTTCTCGAAGACATGGAGGAGCGCTAACATGCGGATCACAGACCACAAATTACGGTGCCCGGAATGCCTCGGCGAGATAATTCCGTGGATGCCAGTGACCGCAGAGTGCGAGTGCGGCTGGTCAGGCGGCCTCGGTGATTTGCTGAGTTTCGACGACGACGACGACGACGACGAATACCACTCACGGCTGAATATATTTCTCCGCACAATCGCCGGACACGCCGAGCGCTCCATGCCATTGCCAGGAATGGTGCGCATAGCGAAGAAGCACGGGCTTCCGATACGCTTATTCCCAGATCCAAGTGTTTGGAGAATGCTGGAGGAGGTGTGGAATGCCTGAGATCATCGTCTTTCCGCCCACCGCCGTTCAAGCCGCGTGCAAGTCTATGAAGTGTGACTGGTGCGGAGAGAAAATCCTCGTTCTCTCGCCCTACGTTTTCACGCGCGGCATTTTCGACGGCAAGCTTGAGCAAATGGTCTTCCACCCGGATTGCTTCAATGCCGGGAGAGCACTATCACAGGAAGTTCTTGAACCAATGACGTGTTGGTTTAAGCGCGGCACCACGACACCCAAAACCAAGGAGGAGAAATAATGCAAGAGACACGCTACAAAGGAGAGACACAGCAAACGATCTTCGAGGGCAAAAGCCGCGAGGAGATCTTGTGCAAGATGCAAGAGTCGCTTCGTCCTAGCGAGGAGGTCATCAGCCGACGCATGATGACGCTCGCGGAAGTGCAGGAATGGCATGGCAGAAGGCCAATGCGGCGCGCAACCAAGCCAAGCGGAGGAAGAAATGAGCGCATACACCGAGCACCTACAATACATCAAGAATACTAACGGCGGCGCAACGAAAATGGACTATCTAGATGACTTCTATCCAGTGGGCAACATTGTGTGGGAGGAAATGACGAGGATCGGAACGTGTATGGTTGAAGAGAGGGGTGGGCACATCTTCCTCACCGAATACGGCAGAGAATATTTGGAGGGTTAGTATGGACGAAGATCTGAAACAAGAGCTTGAGCGAGGACATCAAGCAGCAAAGGCGATAGTCCAGCACATGGAGGATATGGGCGGGGCGTCTTGGTGCGAGTTTCCCGTTAGCCACGTCGATCGCAATGGAAATTTGCAGGAGTGGAAAGTTACGGCCGAAATAGTTTCAGTGATCAAAGAGGAGGCTTGAAATGATGGACAACGTTTCTTTGGACCTAGAAACCATGGGCACCGGACCGAGTGCAGCAATCGTCGCCATTGGCGCGGTGGCGTTCGATCTCGAAGCGCGTGAAACCGGCAGCATCCAGTTCTACAGCGCCGTGACGCTCAATTCGAGCATGGAGGCCGGGCTAGAACTAGACGCGGACACGGTCATGTGGTGGATGCAGCAAAGTGTGGAAGCCCGCTCTGCGCTCTACGCGGGTGAGCGCATCGGTCTTCCGCTTGCCCTTGAGGAGTTCTCTCGTTGGCTCATTGACATAGCGGGAAAGGACGCGAAGGTGTGGGGCAACGGTGCTACGTTCGACAACGTAGTTATTTCGTCGGCGTACAAAGCGTGCGGGCTTGACCGGCCATGGTCTTTCCGGAACGATCGGTGCTACCGAACGGTACGTGCGCTCCACCCGGAGATTGCCGACGCTCCAAACTTCGGCACCAAGCACAACGCGCTCGACGATGCGCGATATCAGGCAGCGCAGTTGATCAAAATGATCGGAGGAAGGAAATGACGCCACATGCCCATAACACTCCTTTCTGTATTTTATATGCCATTCTATGGATAGGCGCAGCTCTAGCCACAGCGCGGCTAGTAGAGGAGCGCTGGAGAAAGCGCAAGAAGTCCACTTCCATTATCACCAGGGTGCGTAAGAAGTTCGCAAGCCGTCCACTCGATAGCCCGCTTCCAGGCAAGGAGTAGCGATGGCGATCACCGTGTCCAAAGAGCTATAGAAAACGATCGACGAAACACTGTGCCACTACCAACAGGAGAAAGAAATGGCGAACATAAACATCAAGATAGATCTCATGAACGCAGACGCGGTGAAGGAAGCGCTCCAAGAACTCGGCGCGCTCACTGAGAGGAACGCGGCACTTGAGGCCGCGAACGCATCACACGTCGCCCACGTCCACGCTCTTGACAACAGGATCACGGGACTACAGGAGCGCGTCAAAGCGCTTGAGAGCGCCATCGAAACAGAGAAAGCCTGGGAAGAGCGCGTGGCTAAAGAGCTTGGGCTTCCCGAGAACAACCGCGCCATTCTCGGCGGTGTGAAGGATCTCAAGATCAAGTGCAATGAGCTTGAGCGAAGATTAGCCGACAGCGCCACTACGCAAAGCATGAACGACAAAGTGCGGATCGAAGCGCTTTTGAAGGTAGCACAGCAAACGAGGGCGCAGCAAACGAGGGAGATCGACGCCCATCGTGCGCGCTTGTCGGAGATCATGAAGATCCTCGATCCTAGCACAGGAACTTTTTTTGCATGGGACACCGTGCCTAGAGCGGTGGAGGCTAAAATAGAGGCTACGAAGCGAGAGTTTAGTTTCAACGTCCAGAACCACATGGATGCGCGGCACAAGATTGACGATCTAGATCGACAGCTTCGCGAAGTGCGCTCCGTCATCGGCGCAACCATTGAGGACCACCTCCCCACGCTCATCATGAAGAAGTTTGGTGATCTGGCCGATCGCAACGCCAGCCAGGAAGCCGTGATCCTAGAATTTAGCAAAGAGCCGACTACAGTAACGCTCGATGCCACGCGGAAGAAAGTAGCGCGGCTTGAAGCGCAGATAGAGAAGTTCAAGGAGCGAGAAGAGCACGGCGTACGTTGGGAGAATAGCGTTCGCACGCTCCTTTGTCTTCCACCGGCACACACTCCAGGCGTGAAGCTTTGGGACGCCATCAAGAAGCTCAAGGAGCGTGCCGATCAGCAACAATTCCGAGCCGACGCCTACATGGCCGCGCTCGATGGAGTGGCCGTAGAAGTGGGGGCCAAGTACCCTAACCCGACAATTACCGGGTGCGCTGACATTATCGACAAGGTGAAGGAGATGAAGCTGTTGCGCGCAGATGCCGAGCTTGCGGCAAAAAAGAAAGAGCGCCTGAGAATCATCGAGCGATTCGTCAACGGAATTAGCTTGCTAGCGCTAAATCTTCACCATGAACATGCATGGTTAGAGCTGCGGCACGGAGCGTACGACACAGCCCTATTCAGCCGTTTGTTCATGGAAGCTGCGACGAGGGAGAAGTAGTGCAGATTACCGCTACATTGCTACGAAAATATGCACTAAAATTAGTGCACTAACAAAACTTGGTATGAAAAATAAGTGCAATTGAAAAGATCAAGAAGTAGCTAAGTCGCTACAAATCAACAAATAAAATTTTAAAAATAGTGCTTGACCCCATAAATCGCGTACGGCATTATTGACGTTCAACAAAACTTCAACCGCAACCTAGCTACGGCGCTACATAGCTATGCGACAACTACATACGACAAAACGGTAATTCACCCGTGAATCCGCCCCAAGCCAAGCGTGGCGCGTGTTTCAAGGATCTTTGAATGCCCACCTTCTACCTCATTAGTGCTAGAGACAAGGCGCCATTTTGGAATGAGGCGGTTAAACAGCATTATGGATGTTCCACCAGTGCGGCTGATACGCATCGTGCGTATCGTGTCGCCGCTAAACAACTCCATGGCGTATTCGCCAACATGGGAGATTGACATGCAATTTTATGCCGTCGAAGACAACGAAATCATCAGGGCGTGGGCCGGTTCGCAGGTTGAGGCGAAGAAAGTAAACAAGGAATACGACGGGAAGATCGTTCCTTTCGACGTCCCTACCGGGAAGCCCGAACTGCTCGCCTTCCTCAACACCATGTGCGTCGGCATGGACAAGGAGGGCATCCACGAAACCGCCGTCGTTGACGAAGACGAAGACGAAGACGAAGACGAAGACGAAGACGAAGACGAAGACAAAGACGACGACGAAGACGAAGACGAAGACGAAGACGAAGACGAAGACGAAGACGAAGACGAAGACGAAGACAAAGACGACGACGAAGACGAAGACGAAGACGAAGACGAAGACGAAGACGAAGACGAAGACGAAGACGAAGACGAAGACAAAGACGACGACGAAGACGAAGACGAAGACGAAGACGACGGCCTCGACGAGCGCGTGACGGCCCTTGAAGCCCTCGTCGAAGCGCAGGGAGAGCAGATCGCCGAAATGCAGAAGAAGCTCTCTTCCCAGGGCGCCCCCGAGAAGCCAGCCAAGATGGAAGCCGTGCCGGTGAAGAAGTCGAAGACCGCCGCCAAGGGACCGGCGCCGAAGATGAAGAGGGGCGCCAACACCGACGACAAGATCAAGAAGCCGGTAGCGGGATCCGCTCGGCGTGCGGCCCGCAAGTAGCATCGCACCATGACTAAGCGATTACCGGACTCGGCGCGGACGATGGGGGTGGGAGTCCGGCGTTTTACGATCCCGACGCGTACGGCGTCTTCCGCCCCGAAGCCGGTAACGCTTGCCAAGCGCCTACGAATGCCGGTACCAAAGCGTAAGAAGAACGGCAATAAACGTAGAACCTTGGCGGCACTGAAAACGAAAGCGCGCGCTATGGCTGAAAAGCTAGGGCATAAGCTCATTAATTTTAGCAACGCCGAGACAATGGCGTGCTCGACATGCAAGACATGTGAAGCGTGGGTACAGGTGGACCTGAAAATGCGCCGGGCCAATGAGATCGTTGGCCCGGCAGTTGTAAACGAGTGTCACTCGTGAGGAGAGCGCAATGATCATCCAGACCTTCGTCACCAAGACCGGCAATACGTTCCAGATGACGGCCTGTACGCCCATCGACGCGGAAAGGAACGCACGGCTCAATGCCGAGTCTTACAGAGAGTGCTTACCTTCTAACGACGCTAAGATGCGTCCCGCAACCAAGCAGATCGTCCATCGCGCCGAGCGCTTACGCGCCAATGCCAAGCGTCGGCAACTTACGAAATACACTGACGCGGAGTGCACACAGGTCAATCCGAAGTGGCTTGCACCGCATAACAACGCCCCGCACAAGCATGACGCGTAAGGAGAACGAAATGCCTAGATTAATAGAAATTCTCAAGAAGAAAGCACAGGACGAGGCAATAGGTGAAGGCCACAATCTTGGCAAGTTTCAACGAATCCAAGGCATCGAGGGGTCTTGGATGTCTTCGTGCAAGGATTGCGGAGCATCGGTAGAGATTTACGAGTCCGCGAGCAAGGATCAGCAGATCATCGGAATAGGGCGCAGTTGTGGCACCGACATTGAAGACGCGGTGCCGGAGGAGACAATCATCGAGAACGCAGCAGCTACAGTCACCGGGCGGCGCGCTTACGCCGATCCCAACCTGCAGAATATCCCGGTGCGCACCGAGGAGTGCCGCGCTATCCGTGATGCCTATCTCGGCGACCAAGGCAACACCTGCCCACTCAAGGCCGAGGGTTTGCATGAAGCGCTTGAAATCATCGCCACGAAAGACGGTACGCAGATTGGCGACGACGTGATCTTCCCCGATGGTCACGAAGAGAAGGTCGTTTCCGTTGGGCACATCGGCCATGTGCCTCAAAATAACTTCATGGTGCAGGCATTGGCGGCAGAGGCGATGCGCCCCGAAGGCCCGGACTTCTGCATAGTCACACCCGAGGACATTGCAGCACACGGCGGATCGTTGCTTGCGGAGGACTACCTGCCTCTCAAGCGGGGCGACGCGTCGCACCGTCGTATGAAGCTCCGCTTTCACTACGTGCCCGGAAGGGCCTTTCCCAAGCTCCTCGTGGCCTACGACGCGCCCAAGAGGGCCGGAAGCCCCGTTCCCAAGGAAAAGCCTCGCGTGGGCCGCATGCCCGATGGCACGGAGTACGAAATGCGCCACAGCGGCGTCATTCGCGTGACGTCTCGGCGGTGCGAAAACAAGGAGTACGATTCCCACAATCATAGCGTTCGAAGGAGGTTGGCATGAACGTCGGCGCAGATATCATCGGCGCGTGGAAGATGGGCTTGGTCAGAGAGATTGTCATAGCCTTCGCAGCCAACGCGGAGTTGACCAAGATGAACGTCACCGCAGAAGCCGCCGCACACGCAGCTTGCGATACCACAGAAGCGCTTTGGACGGAGGTCGTGAAGCGCGGGTGGCTCGCGTGAAACATTACTACGAAGTTCTCGTGGTTCACCACGACGCTACACAGGAGGAGATCAAACATGCTTACTGGGACTTGGCGCGCGTGCACCACCCCGACGTTGGCGGTGACATTTCTACCTTCGTGGAGATCGTGGAAGCGTACAACGTCCTCATTCACCCAAACCAGCGCAAAAAGTATGATGGAAAGTTATCTCTCACCATGGACGTTTGCCATGTGTGCAAAGGGGCGGGTGCGAAATATCACCCACGGACCAACAAACCAACGCTATGCAAAGAATGTCGAGGCACAGGGCATGTCAGAAGAGGCAAAGAAACTTCAACCAAGGGCAAAAGGTAGCTTGTGCCAGAAGTGCGGAATGTGGCACGAAGACTTCCACTCGCAGTGCAATACCGTGTGGGTCAACGGTGTGGAGCACGTAGTGCCCGAAAAGCAACCCGCCAGAATCGAGGTGCGCAATGCACATTAGCGAGCCACTCTTGGCGGCGAAGTTCAATCCGAAGAACGCCAAACAGCTTGCCATCGTGCAAGCACATCTTCCGCTCTACGCCTCATTCAAGCTTGACGGTGTTCGTGCTATTGGGCAAGATAGCACGCTCCTCTCGCGCACGTTCAAACCAATTCCGAACAACTACGTTCGAGAGCTTTTTGAAGACGCACAGGGCTTCGACGGAGAGCTCATTCTTGGCGATCCTACCGATGCGCTCGTCTACAACAAAACCGTTTCAGCAGTGATGAAGGCTGACGGCACGCCAGACGTTCGGTGGTACGTATTCGATAATTTTGAATACGAAGATCCATTCGAGGAGCGGCTTCGACGAATGGGGGTGAAGATGCCCGCGAACGTCATCAAGATTCACCAGCACCTTTGCAAGTCGTGGGATTCCGTGCTCGAGTACGAGAAGCACGCGCTAACTCTAGGTTACGAGGGACTGATCCTCCGCGCACCGAACGGACCCTACAAGCAAGGGTGCTC